AAAAACATTAATACTGTACAATGACCGTAAAAATATTATATAAATCACATTTTCTTTTATCCAAAGCAACTTTAGCCATAAGGTCGCTAACATTAAAAAATTGTGCATAGTTGGATACCGTGTTTAAACCTAATTCAGTTGCTACTGGAATGGGGCAAAGTAGGTTACGAGCAAAACAATTTGCTTCTCTATCTTCACAAGAACCATCCTCTATATGCTCTAAACAATAGTGTCCTAGTTCATGAGCTAAAGTAAATCTTATAACTGTAATATTTTTACGGTCATTGTACAGTATTAATGTTTTTGAAGAAGATGGCTCCTTAATACTAAAGCCATAATCAGAAGATACACATTCACAAAAACTATCAAAGGACATTCCTAAACCCATTGCAGCATCTGAATAGGTCTGAATTTTAATTTTTTTAAAATAATTAAGTATTTCAAAAATGTTTGTTATGTGTGAGAATGTTGGTAATTTGTTCAATACTTCATATGCTTTATTTGTTGATCTATGGTAATCAGGTTCAGTCATTAAAAGCCTCCTTAAACACTGCTTTTGCAATGTCTAATAATTGTTTTCGTTGTTCTACTGTCATTTTTCTTGCATTGCGATTTAGAATTTTAAGAGTTTCATCTTCATTACTATCGTGTTTTTCAATTAAATCGGATTTTTCTATCCCAAAATAATTAGCCAACATTTCTATTTTATCCATTCTAGGCATTTTTTGTCCTGTACACCAACTTGAAAAAGTGGATGTACTTATTCCTAAATCATTAGCTACTTCTATTTGACTCTTTTTAGATATAGTCAAATAGTTATTTAAATTTTGTGAAAAAACCTTTTTTAAATCATTGTCTGACATACACTTACACCTCTCTTATTTATATATTATACACTTAAAGAGTAAAAAATCAATATTTATTTAAAAAAAATTTACTTTAAGTGTTGACAATCTACTTTAAGTGGAATATAATAATGAACGACGGAGGTGATAAAAATGCAAATTTCCTTAAAAGCTGCAAGAGTTAATGCTGAATTATCTCAACAAAAAGTTGCTAATGAAATGGGAATAAGTAAATCTACACTTATCAGTTGGGAAAAAGGAAGAACATCACCTGATGTTCTTCAAACTAAAAAGTTATGTAAGATTTACGGTATGTCTATGGATGATATTTTTTTTGCAAAGCAAATCCACTTTAAGTAGAATTTAGGAGGCTAAAATGAACAATTTAACAAAATGGAATTTTGAAAATTCTGAAGTAAGAATACTAACCATTGAGAATGAACCATATTTTGTTGGTAAGGATGTAGCTGAGATTCTTGGTTATGAAAGACCTACCAAAGCAGTAAATGACCATGTTGATCCAGAGGATATAGATGCAGTCCCAATTCAGGACTCCATCGGCAGAATGCAGAATACTCCTATTATCAACGAGAGCGGTCTTTACAGTCTTATCTTATCAAGTAAGCTACCGACTGCAAAGAAATTTAAGAGATGGGTAACCTCTGAGGTTCTTCCATCTATTCGTAGAAACGGTATGTATGTAACAGATGAATTAATTGCAAATCCTGATTTGGCAATCAAGGCATTTATGGCTCTTAAAGAAGAAAGAGAGAAAACAAAAGCTTTGAATGAAACTGTTGCAGTTCAAACACAACAGATTGCAGAGTTAAAGCCTAAAGCTAGTTACTATGATGTAGTTCTTAATTGTAAGGATTTGATTTCAGTAACAGAGATTGCAAAAGACTATGGTAAGACAGCGCAATGGCTTAACAATATTCTTCATGAGGAGGGTATTCAGTATAAGCAGGGTAATAAGATTTGGTTATTGTATAAGAAGTATGCTGATAAAGGCTATACAAACACTAAAACTCAAACTTTTAATGGTTCTGATGGTAAGGTGCACACCAAAGTACATACCTACTGGACACAGAAAGGTAGATTATTTATTTATGACCTACTAAAGAAACAAGGTGTTCTTCCATTAATTGAATTAAATAATGATAATTAAGGAAAGAGGTGATTTTAATTGATAAAGATAAAGCACAACAATGAAACCTATGTTGAAGAAAGTGATCTATGGATGATTTGCCAATGTATTGACTCTTTAGTTTATTTGCTTAATGAATTAGAAGAAGATTACTTGGCGATTAATCCAGATGATAAAGAACAACATTTTAAGCTTATTTATGATTATCCAAGAACAAGAGCAAAGCTCTTTATAATCTCAAAGTTTGTTCACGATATAGATAATTATTTAAGGGACAATGGAATAACCATCTATGAAGATCAAAAGCCTTCAAATTAAGGTTAATCTGAGTTATAGGACAATCAAGGCACAACATAACTTTTAGTGAGGTGATGAAATGGCAAAAGAGTTAGCTTATAGGGTATGGGTGAATGATGGTGGCAAGCAAGTGTTGTGGGCAGAAAAGGACCACAACGGCAACAAGACCAATCATCTGACAAAAGAACAAGAACAACGCTATATTAATGGCATATGTTCAAGAGTAAGTCAGGGTATGACTGACTATGTGAATAACCATCCTGATTCAGCACTACTGAATTAGGCAAAAGAAAGGAAGTGAAAAAAGTGGGAAGTTTCACTATTGCAGTTATTATACTGGCATTTGTACTTCTAGTCCTAGGTGTTATAGGTTGTCTGAATAAGGCTCACACAGATAATACCAAGTGGCTTCAGAATAGTTGGAACGAAGTGATGAACGAACAAAGGCATTTGCTAGAAATGATTAGGGAAAACCAAAATCAGATAGCAAGACTGCTAAGAAAGTTGGAGAGTGAAGATGAAAGAAAAGATTAAAGCAGTAGGACTGGCAGTAACAATAGTGGTTACAATCATTGTTTCCTTAGCACTACATATCAATCTACTGTCAAAGTATGGTGGTTTTTTACTTCTTCCGTTTCTCTACTTTGGTATGGTCTATGTTTTGCCTCGCATTTTGTCTAATATTTTAGCAGACTTCAAAGTTACATACAGTAGGGAGAACATTTGTATTACTAAGGATGATTTTCAGACAAAGTGTTTTGAGGAAGCCTTAGGCACAAAACCGGAAGAAGTTGTAACAACTCTAGAGGGCGAAGAAGTATGAACACAAAGTACATTTTTCCACTATTGTTGATTATCTTAGATGTAGGTGCTGCAATAGTCTATGGAGTAGGTAAAGATTTCAAAATGGCAACATATTGGATTGCAGCTGCAGTTCTTAATATATGTGTGACATTTTAATTTTGGAGGTGAGAGAAAATGAAAAAGATAAATCAAAAAAGGTTCATTAAGTTAGCAAGGAAATTTTACATGGAAAAGGACATCAAAAGAGTCATTAACTTTATGAGAGAGCATAATGGTTTTATTTCTTATTGTGACTTTGTAGTTATCTTATCTGTGCACAAATTAAATCTTGATAACACATTGACCTATTTAACACAAATGTTTCAATTAGGTGTTGACAAAATTGAAACAAGTATAAATGGGAAGTGAGATATTGTGAATGTGCACAAAAGAAAAAGTCACTAAGAAATTGCAGTTTCTTAGTGACTAGAAAGGTGTTCCTATTACGGAACATATTAGAATAATCTTATTTCATTTTAGAGAAAAATTTCTAAAATGTCAAGTGTATAAGTGAAAGGAATAGTAAAAATGAAAACTTCCAAGATTACAATAAAATCTCTGTTTGGTATCTCAGAACAACAGATTAACGGCAATAGCATTGAAATTACAGGACAAAAGGGTGCAGGTAAGACATCTGTTTTGGATGCCATTAGGTATTGTCTTACCAACCGTTCCAATCGTGATTTGATTATCAAAGAAGGTGAGAATGAAGGTGAAATCATTGTTGAAACAGACAGTGGTTTAACTATTGACAGAAAGGCTAGAACCAACAAGGCTGATTCCATTAACATTAACGAAAATGGTAACAGAATAACAAAGCCCGAAACTTTCCTAAAGTCCATTATCACACCTCTACAACTTAATCCTGTAGAGTTTACTCAGATGACAAAGCAAGAACAGAACAGAGCTATCCTTGATTTAATAGACTTTAAATGGGATATGAATTGGATTAAGGAACAGTTTGGAGAAATTCCACAAGGTGTTGACTATGAACAGAATATTCTCCAAATTCTTAATGATATTCAATCAGAGAATGGTGTGTACTTTCAGAGTAGGCAAGATATTAACCGAGAAATTCGCAATAAGAAAGCCTTTGTTGAGGATATTGCTAAGGACATTCCATCTGATTACCAAGCTGAAAAATGGAAGAATTATGACCTGTCATCAAAGTATGAAGAACTAATGAAAATTAGGGATAGAAACAACAAGATTGAAAGAGCAAGAGCCTTTAAGGATAGTTATGATAACAAGTTGCGTGGTATTGAGGCTACAAGAGAAATGGAAATTTCAGGAGCAGAAAAGGTCATTGCAAATGAGAAGGACAACCTTAATTCCACAATAGCAAGACTAAAAGCAGAGATTAAGGCTTGTGAAGATAAGCTATTAACCATTGACGATAAGCTACAAGATAAGGTTAAAATTGCTAATTCTAACTATGATGTTGCAAAGGCAAAACTTGACTCAGATATTGGTGTTGCAGAACAGTTTATTTCGTTACCTATTACACCTGTTGATGATTTACAAAATGAAATCAATGAGGCTGAAAAGATGATGAAACACCTTAATGAGTATTTCCGTATGACTTCCATGCAGTCTGAAATTGCTGAATTAAAAGAGGTTTCAGAGGCTTATACTGAGAAAATTGAGTTAGCTAGGGAACTTCCCGGAGAAATTCTTGAAACTGCAACACTTCCGGTTGAGGGACTTACAGTTAAGGATGGTATTCCACTTATTAATGGATTGCCAATCTCTAACCGTTCTGACGGTGAGTTACTTGAATTATGTGTTGATATTGCAATACATAACCCTAGTGGTCTTCAAATCATTCTTATTGACGGTGCAGAGAAACTGGATGATATTAGCCGTAAAAAGCTATATGAAAAGTGTAAGGATAAGGGATTGCAGTTTATTGCTACAAGGACAACTAATGACAGTGAGTTATTAGTAACTGAACTATAAGGAGTGATAGAAGTGAGTAAAACACATTGGAAAGCATTAACTAACCCTAACTATTTGGGCGTTTATTCCTTTAGTGATAATAAGGATATTGTAGGTACAATCAAGACTGTTAGTAATGAAGTTGTAACAGGTCCGGGTGGAAGAAAAGAAGAGTGTACTATTTGTCACTTTGTAGAGAATATTAAACCAATGATTCTTAACAAAACTAATATGAAAGCTATTCAGAAGATTGCCGGTAGTCCTTATGTAGAAGATTGGCAAGGTACAAGAATAGCCGTTTATCCTGACCCATCTATTATGTTTGGTAGAGAAAGAGTGGGTGGAATACGCATAAGAGATAAAGCTCCACAGATCAATGAACAACTACCTAAATGTGAAATCTGTGGAAATGAAATTCATCCGGCAGGTAGTATGACTGCACAACAAACTGCAATTTATACTAAAAAAAAGTACGGACAAGCACTATGTGCCGATTGTGCTACAAATAAAGCAAAGGAGATTAAGGAAAATGCTTAATAATGAAAACTATTTCAGTATTGAAAATCAGATGAAGTATATGGGTGTATCACAGTTTAAATCTTTTGAAGAATGCCAAGCCTCTGCTCTTGCAGAGGTTACAGGCAATTATGAGAGAGAACAGACATCTTCTCTTCTTGTAGGTTCTTATGTTGATGCACATTTTGAAGGTACACTTGATATTTTTAAGGCAAAGAACCCAGAGATATTCACTAAAAAGGGTGACCTTAGATCTGAATATCGTAAAGCTAATGAAATTATAAACAGAGTAGAACAAGATGAATTGTTTATGAAGTTTATGAGTGGTGACAAACAGATTATTATGACCGGTGAAATTGAGGGTGTACCGGTTAAAATCAAGATTGACAGTTACCATCCTGACAGTATGATTGTTGATTTAAAGTGTATGAAAGACTTTAAACCGATCTATGTAGAGGAGAGAGGCAGACTTAATTGGATTGAGGCATGGAGATATGACTTGCAAGGTGCAGTATATCAAGAGATTGTAAGGCAGAATACAGGCAAACAGTTACCATTCTTTATTGCAGCAGTAACCAAAGAAACAGTACCTGACCTTGCAGTAATTGAAGTGCCACAAAGCTACCTTGATATTGAATTGAAGAATTTTAAGGATAAAGTGCAATTTTATGACGGTATCAAGAAAGGTGTTTTTGAACCTGAAAGATGTGAGCATTGTGATTATTGCAAGGAAACCAAGGTACTTAAAAATCCAATAAGTTTGGAGGAACTGGAATTTGAATAATATAGTTTTAGCAGGTAGATTGACTAAAGCCCCGGAATTAAAAGCAACTAATTCCGGGGTTGATGTGCTACCTTTTACAATAGCAGTAAACAGAGCATATGCAAAGAGTAATGATGAAGTAACTGCTGATTTTATTCCTTGTATTGCGTGGAGAAAAACAGCAACCTTTATTAGTAAGTATTTTAATAAAGGTGATGGTATTGTTATAAAAGGCAGATTAGAAACAAGAAAATGGGTAGATAATAACGGTAATAATCGAGTGTCTTATGAAGTGATAGTAGAAAATACAGAGTTTCCACAGGGCAAAAGTAAAAATAATACTACTGCTACAAATACGCCAATACCAAGTATGGTAGATGATTTACCGGTTGATGATGATCTGCCTTTTTAGAGGTGATTTTATGACTATACAAATTGATACTAGAGATAAGTCAAAAGCTATAAAACAAATTGTTTCCACATTTAATAAAGAGAATGTTAAATACTTCCGTTCAAAGTTATTTATAGGTGACTATATGAGAATGGACAATCCTTTTCTTGTAGTTGACCGTAAGCAGAATTTATTAGAAGTGTGTAACAATGTGTGCCAAGACCATAAACGCTTTATAGCAGAGCTAAAGAGAGCAAAAGAGTATGGAATACATATAGTGTTTTTAGTGGAACATGGAGAAAATATAGGCAAACTGGAAGATGTTAGAGAATGGGTCAATCCAAGACTTGAAAAAAGTCCTTTGGCACTTTCCGGTGAACAACTATATAAGAAGTTATCTATTATCAGCAATACATTTGATACTGAATTTGTGTTCTGTAATAAGCAAGATACAGGACATAGAATAATTGAAATATTAGGTGAGAGTAATGGCAAATCCTAAACTTGAAGACGGTTACATAAGAATAGCAAATGAACTGTATCAAGCCTTATTTAAGGTTAATTTAAACGGTTCTGAATTAAGGATAGTTCATTTTATTTTGTATCAGACTTATGGTTATAACAAAAAAATAAAGAAGCTCTCTGCCACTTACATATCAGACGGTACAGGTATTCCACTAAAGACTGTTAGAAGATGTTTAAAGTCTTTAGTGGAGTATAATGTGTTAATTTCAAGGGGTGCTGATGCCTCAGCAAAGATGTTTGGAATTAATAAAAATTACGAAAAATGGGTACTCAAAAATGGGGAGAGGGTACCCAAAATTGAGGATACCCAAAAATGGGTAGGTGGTACTCAAAAACGAGTAGAGGGTACTCAAAATTGGGCAGATAGGGTACCCAAAAATGAGTACGGGGGGTACTCAAATTTGGGCACAAAGGTACTCAAAAATGAGTACCAATACAATACAGATAAAACAATACAGAATAAACATAACGTTTGTTTGTTAAGTTATAGTGAGAATGAAGAAAAACAAACAAAACCAACATTGAAAGAAATTGAACTGTATTGCAAATCAAAAAAATACAGTTTTGACTATAAAAAATTCTTTGACCACTACAACGCCTATGATTGGAAGTACAAGGGCAAAGAGATAACAGACTGGAAGTCATTAGCTGACAAGTGGGAACAGATTGAGAGAAAAAACAATCCTCAGTACAGTTCATCAACCTCATATGACATTGACGAATTAGAGAACTACTCCATGTTTGATGAAGAAAGGTGAAAGTTATGGAATGCAAACATCTTGAACTTCCTTGTATGGTCAGAAGAGGAAGAGAGTGTAAGTTCAGCAAGTGTATGCTTGATAGTGGACAACAAAAAATCAAAGTTGTTAGAAAGTGTCCTTTAACTCAAAAAGAATGTGTTAGGCACTGTGAGTGGTTTGATACAGACACTAACAGATGCGTTGTGTGGAAATTGGTAGGTAGCAATGAGAAGTGATGAAACAGAATTTGTACCAATGTTCAATAACAACAACCCGTATGGCTATAAGCTGAATGTAAATCATCCACTTATCAGAAAAATTTATTTGAGATACAAAGCAAAGTTAGGCATAGTACCTAGAGTTCCTTTGAGTGATTCACAAAGATTTGAATTTGAAGAAGTAACAATAAAATACCTAAAAGAGAAAGGAATAGTAAAGTGATATGGTAAATCAGTATTTTAAGAATTGTAAAATGTGTGGGAAGAAATTTGTTACATTTAATCCAAGAGTTAAAAAGTGTGATGAATGTAAAAGTGAAGATACCATTACTCATAAATCAGATAAACAGAAAGCAGAGTCAAAGCAGTCAAGAGAACATAACCTTAACCGTACTTTGTATAACTTACATAAGTACAACGAAGAAAACGGTACAAGGTTAAGCTACGGTCAGTATAGAGCTAAGCTAGAAAGTGGGGAGATTGCTATATGACAAGTGAAGATTTAAAGGTTGAAATTAAGGGTCGAGAAATAGTTATCAAAAAGCTTGATACTGCAATCAGAGCATTACAGAAAACTATCACAAGAATTAAAGCCAATCGTGAGGAACGCAAAAAGAAAGTGCTGAAATATGCATCAGAAGATGAATTGGCTGAGGCTTTTGGCTATGGAGATATTTCTGAAACTGAGTATTATGCATTTCTTGATGCCTTGAGAGATGGTGTTGAAGTAATTGACAGAGAAACAAGTCCACAAGAAGTGGCATTTCATATTTTGATTAGTTGGAATTCTAGGATGATACGAGATTGTGCAGACCTAAAGTATGAAATGCAGAAACTAAAGGATGTGAAACAATGAACGCTAAAGAGTACCTTAATCGTGTCAGATTTGCTGATATAAGCATTAATACTAAGAGTGATGAATTGTATCACCTGAAGTTAAAATCATTACAAGTAAGTCCACAGAGCCAAGGTGAAAGGGTACAGAGTTCCGGTAGTGGTGGTGACTTTACAAAGATTATTGATAAGATTTTTTTATTACAAGACAAAATCAATGAAGAAGTTGACCGCCTTGTAGAATTAAAGGATCAAGCCAGAACCCTTATACATAGGCTGACGGATGAACGATATAAAACAGTTCTGACAGAGTATTACCTAAATCATAAAACATGGGAGCAGGTAGCTGATTGTATGAATTATGATTTGAGATATGTGTACAAGGTTCATGGCAGAGCCTTACAAGCTTTTTCAGAAATTTTAAAAGAGGACATTAAAAGACACCCTAACAAGTGCTATAATGATATTATGGAAAACCGAAAGAGATAGATAAGATTGCAAGAATGATTTTCACTTCTACTATTCCTCTTATAAAAAATTCAGCATTGCCCACTTAATCACTTAATCACTTAGGTGGGTTTTGTTGTAGTGAAAATTCACATATATAACCATCATATTTTATTTATACTGACAATTTATTGCAAATTACAACATTTTTTATTTAATTAGTGTATAATAGAATATGAGGTGATATAAATGAAAGATTTAAATTTCTTTACAAGACGCATAATTAGTGATGATCTAGGAATTGATGTGCCTAAGCATTATCACGCAGACAAGGTGAAAGAAGAGATAGAAAAATATTATAGTGAAAAAACTATAGAGGATGTACAAAGAGAGATAACAAAAATCGAATTATCTCCAATTAACTTTTTTGACTATATAATTAATTGGGGATATTTTGTTGGACAATTTTTTATTGCATCATTAGCTATTATGTTGGCTTTTATTTCAGGTTCTGGAAATATTAAAATGATTTCATCTTTTTGGATTGAAAACAATGAAGGATTAGTAGAAACTATTGTGTTTTTTATTGTAATATCTGCTTTACTAGTAGTTGTACATAATCAACGCAAATACAGAGAAAAGTACTATGAATACAAATTAAAATGTTTATACGAAATATTAGACAACAAGAAAAAGAACAAAAATGTTAAAAATGTCAAGGTAAGAACACTTAGAAATAGAAGAATAAATATTAGATAATCTCATACTATACTTCCCAAAGGTTAAGCGCTGCTTAGCCTTTTTCTTTTGCTATAAAAATATTGAAAGGTGGTGTTATCATGAATGATAAGCTAAACGCAAGACAAAAGAAATTTGCTGAATATTATGCACAGAGTGGTAATGCCACAGAAAGTGCAATAAAAGCAGGATATTCAAAAAAATATGCAAACACTAATGCATCAAAACTACTACAAAATACTACAATAGTACAGTACATCAAAGAAATTTCCGATAAGCTGAAAGATGAAAGAATAATGTGTGCAAAAGACAGACAGGTAACATTATCTGATATTGCAAGAAACGATTTAGAAGAAACATCAGACAGAATCAGGGCTATTGATACCCTTAATAAAATGACAGGTGAATATACCCTAAAAGTTGATGCAAATGTCAGTGCAGAAGTTTCTAAACTTGATGACCTGATTAAGCAAATGAGTGTTGATGATGAGTAATTTATTACTTTCTCAAAAGTATAAAGATTTCATCAAATGTAAAGCACCGGTTGAGTTTCTTGAAGGTACTACTGCTGCAGGAAAAACAACGGTAGGTATCTTTAAATTTTTTTTAAAGGTTGCACAGAGTAATAAGAAATATCATATCATTGCCTCAAAAGATACAGGTACTGCTGAAAAGAATATTATTAATAAGGACCTTGGTGTTGTTGATGACTTTGGTGTTCTTACAGAGTACAACGGCAATGGTACAAAGGATGAAAAGATACCACACATTCTGTTCCATACAAACAAGGGCAACAAGATTGTGTATGTTATGGGCTATGGTGATAAGAAAAAGTGGCAGAAGGCTCTGGGTGGTCAGTATGGTTGCTTGTATATTGATGAAATCAATACAGCAGATATAGACTTTGTGAGAGAAGCAAGTATGCGTTGTGACTACTTTATGGCTACCCTTAATCCTGATGACCCTAATTTACCGGTGTATAAGGAGTACATTAACTGTTCCAGACCACTTGAAAAGTACAAGTCAGATACACCGAAAGAAATATTAAATATGCTAACAGAAGAACCAAAGCCTAATTGGGTCCATTGGTTCTTTTCTTTTGAACATAACCTAGGACTGTCAAAAACTAAAATAGAACAAATTAAATTGAATGTTCCAAAGGGCACAAAGCTTTATAAGAATAAGATTTTAGGACTTAGAGGCAGGGCTACAGGTCTTGTGTTCAGTAACTTTGATAGAAATGTTCATATTAAATCAAAAGAATGGGCAAAACAGTTCCTTACTGATGATAGAAAAAAGGAACATTTTATTATCTTTACTTCAGGGCTTGATACTGCATATTCCCAAAAGTCGCCTGACACAATAGCAATGACCTTCTTTGGAATAACTAGTAGAGGTAATTGTATTCAGCTAGACGAAAAGGAATATAATAATGCAAAACTAAAAACACCACTGGCACCCTCTGATGTGGCTATAAACTACATTGAATTTTTAAAGAGAAATCAAGCTGAGTGGGGACTTGCAAGAAATGTATTTATTGATAATGCAGATCAAGCGACTATAACAGAATTGAACAAATATAAACGCAAGAACGGTTGTGTATTTACATTTAATAACGCATACAAGAAAACAACAATAATAGATAGAATTAATATGCTCTTAGGCTGGTTTGCTAAAGGGCATTATTTTATATTGGAACATTGTACAAGCACTATACAGGAATATGAACTGTATTCTTGGCTAGAGGATAAAGACAATACTCCTGAAGATGGTAATGATCACTTTATAAACTCATCACAGTATGGGTGGCTACCCTATAAGGATAAGATAGGATGTGAGTAGAGAATGGGGCTGATTAATAGAATGGCTGAAACAGTAAGAAAAGGATTAAGAAGTTTTCTTAGGATTACTTCTGCATCAGATACTACCATTACAATCAGTGAGGGTGTAAACCACCTAACTGATTGTGCTAAAAACAGAATATGGTATTGGGGCAAGAGTAAGCAACTTCAAGAACTGTATGGAAGTCTTGATGTTCAGAAAACAATGTTTTGGAAAGCTAGACCTACAGCAGGTCAGGAAATACAGAAAATCCATGTTGCTATCCCTGCCTTAATGGTTGATGTTATTACAAATATTCTAAAAACCGATTTTAACGGTATTGAGATACACAATAATAATACAACCGAATATGAAGAAGTATGGGAGAAAATACAGAAAGAAAATAATTTTGCTGATGTGCTTGAAAGTGCAATTAAGGACCTTGCAATAGTAGGTGACGGTGCATTTAAGATTTCATTTGATAATGAAATTTCAGAATTACCTATCATTGAATGGTACGGTGCCGAAAAGGTAAAATACACTTATGTTCGTGGCAGAATCAGAGAAATTAAGTTCTATACAGAATACACAGAAAAGACAAGGTGCTATCAGTTTGAAGAGACCTACGGATATGGATATATCAAGTATGCTTTATATGACAATAACGGAAGAGAGGTTGACCTTCATACTGTCAGTGCCTTGTCTTGGATAGATAGTGAGGGCATCACATTTGATAAATCATATATGTGGGCAGTACCTTTAATTTATAGCAATGGCTTTTATGAGGGTAGAGGTAAGGGTATTATCAGTAACAAGGAAGATGCCTTTGACAGTATAGATGAAATATGGTCGCAGTGGATGGATGCCTCTCGTTCAGCCAGAACAAAAACATATATGCCTGATTGTTACATACCTAGAAACCCTGAAACAGGTGAGCCTATTGCACCAAACCCATTTGATAACAGGTACATTGCTATAGGTAACGATATGAAAGAGGGTGTAGGCAATAAGATTGTAACAGAATCACCGTCTATTCAACACGAAAGTTACCTATCAGCCTATGTAACTGCTTTAGATTTGTGCCTACAGGGTGTTATCAGTCCAAGTACTCTTGGTATTGATAATAAGAAATTGGACAATGCAGAGGCACAGAGAGAAAAAGAAAAAACTACTTTATATACAAGACAGAACTTTGTTAAACTCCTTGAAAAATCATTGCCTAGTCTTGTTAAGTCTGTACTTAATGCTTATTATGAATTAACAAATAAAGCCTTAGTACCGGCTGACCTTGATGTGGCAATTAACTTTAGAGAGTATGCTAACCCTAGCTTTGAGAGTCAAGTAGAAACTGTTGGTAAAGCAAGACAAAGTGCAATAATGAGTGTTGAAACTTCTGTTGAAAAGCTCTATGGAGATAGTAAGTGTTCTGATTGGAAAGCTGAGGAAGTCAAAAGAATTAAGGAAGAACAAGGCATAACTACCCTTGATGAAACTTCTGAAATTGATGACCTAAATACGGTACTAAACAATGGTTGATTATGATATTTCCAAAGCCTTTGAAACCATAGAAAATGAACTCATTGACAGTATGATGAGAAATTTTAAAAATCATAGGGCAGAGGAAGAAAAAGAAGGTTATAACTGGTCACAGTGGCAGTCTGAACAACTTAAAAGCCTTGAACAGTACCGTAGAACCAACCAAAAGAAATACGGTAAGCAGTTTTCTACATTAAATAAGAAAATTGAGGAAATACTGAAAACTGCAATGGCTGATGGCAACGCAAAGCAAGAGTCTGAAATATTAAAAGCTATTAAAAAAGGCTTTAATGTCGGTAAGGTAAGTCCTTCAGCTACCGGTGAATTTTTCAAAGTCAATGGCAGAAAGTTAGATGCACTTATTAATGCAACTAAGAGCGATATGAAAAAGGCAGAAACTTCAATACTCAGAATGTCGAATGATAAGTACAGAAAAGCTATTTTCAATGCACAGGTGTATGCAAACAGTGGTGCAGGTACATATGAAAAAGCAGTTGATATGGCAGTTAAGGATATGTTACAAGCTGGTCTTAATTGTGTGGAATATCGTAACGGTGCTAGGCATACACTTTCCGACTATGCAGATATGGCAATCCGTACTGCTAATAAAAGGGCATATCTCTACGGTGAGGGTCAGAAAAGGCAAGAATGGGGTATCTCACTTGTAGTGGTAAATTCCCGTCAGGGTGGTTGTCCTGATTGTGCACAGTACATTGGTAGGGTGTTTATTGATGATGTGTATTCCGGTGGCAGTAAAGCTGACGGTAATTATCCTTTGCTTAGTGAGGCTATCGCAGGTGGTTTGTTTCATCCAAGGTGTAAGGACAGTACAAGTACCTATTACAAGGGTATTACCTCTCTTGAACCTGTAAGCAGTGAAGAACTTGCAAAAATGGAAGAAAGAGAAACCCTAGAAACAAAGCAACAAAACGCAGAAAGACAAGAAAAAAGGTTTAACCGTTTAGCTGAGTATAGCCTTGATAAGGATAACAAGCAGAAGTACCAGCATAGAGCTGAGGTGTGGGGAGAAAAGGCAAATGAACTTAACAAAACATTAGAAGAAACTGTTGAAAAACCTAGTGAAAGTGGTATAATTGAATTAAGAAGTGTTGATGCAAGAGATAAGTTGAAAGATATTGATACTTCAAATATCCAAAAACTAAAGTCAGGTTTTTCTTGTTTTCCTAAAGGTGATTTACTTAATCAGTTTATCAAAAAAGTAAAATCAAAGGATGGTTACTATGATGTAGGTATGCATGGTACTCCTACTGCAATGTGCTTTGGTACAGATGCACCAAACACTTCACCTAGATTATTAGCAAATGTTATAAGGCATAGAAAAGATTATAACGGAGAGAATATTCGTTTATTATCATGTAGTACAGGCAAAATAGTAGATGGTAATTATTGCTTTGCTGAAGAATTATCCAATGCTTTAGGAGTTTGTGTTGAAGCTCCTAGTGATGTATTGTACATAAGAAGTAATGGAACTTTTTCAGTTGGTGAAGAAGAAACCGGTAAAATGATAACATATAAACCTAATCAGAGGGGGCGTATAAAATGACAGAAAAAAATGGAATGAAATTTTTTGGTTATTGGAATAATATGCCATATTCTACTCTTACAGATAGCTTTGAAGAATTATCAAAGATAAATAATAAAATTGATAAAAAGAAAGTTATTAAGCACATAGAAAACTTAGATGTTTGGGCTACTAGTTTACCAACTTATGATATGTTTACTGGTGAAAGAATACAAGCTGGTAAATATAAGGATGGGAAATATGTTTTCCCGTTAGATTTTTTGCACTACTATAAAAATTACGATATTGGTATTCCTTTGGAATATGAAGAGTATCTAAAAACTATTCTTTAACTTGCTTTCAACCTTCAAATTGGTTACAAAATAATAAATAACGGCTTGCTTACTAGCTTTTCTAACTTGCTTGTAACTTGCTGTACTAGCACTAACATTTTTGTTGGTGCTATTTTTATACCCGAAAGGTGGTAATAATATGATTTGTCCTTATAGAGATAAGACAGAAACCACAATTCAAAAAGAAACATATCATCTTAGTGATGATAATCTAAACATAGGTACTGATATTGTGACAAAGACTATTCATCAACCAATGGAATGTGTGAAGGCTGAATGTGGTGCTTATCACAATGGAAAATGTACCTATAATCAATGAAAGGTGGTGATGATATGAAAGTAAAGGTTACTAAGGACTTTAATGATGTTGAGAATAACCTATGCACAAGGCATAGTGGTGAACTGTATGATTGTTCTGATGAAAGAGCAACAGAACTAAACAAACTTGGCTTTGTTGAATTTGCAGAACCTAAGTCAAAAGAAGAAACAAAGAAGTAATTTAGCACTAACTTATATGTTAGTGCTTTTTTATTGTCTGATTTATTGTCCGAAGACATTAAACTACGGGAGACACCTGTACAACTGTAAATGAGAGACACTCTATAACTGTATTTTGGGAGACACCCACAAAACTGAAAGGATGATTAAAATGGCAGAACCAAATAATCAAAACAACAACCAAAACAATAATCAAAACACCAACCCACCAAGTGGCAATGAACCAAGCAGTAATGCACCAACTATTGATTATGATAAGTTGGCAAGTATTATCAGTGGCAAACAAAGTGCAACAGAGGACACAGTTCTAAAGTCTTACTTTAAGCAACAGGGTCTTTCTGCTGATGAAATGCAACAGGCTATTGCTACATTTAAGGAACAGAAAAAGCAGAATACACCTGACTTTAACCAAATGCAAAGAGACCTTGATTCAGCCAATAATGCAAGACTTATTGCAGAAGTTAACCAAGTAGCTACACTTGAAGTTATTAAGCAAGGTGTGGATGTTTCAAGCGTTCCATATGTGCTAAAGTTAGCTGATTTTTCCGGTGCAACTACTGACGGCAAGATTGATAATGACAAACTTTCAGAGGCTGTCAAGAAGGTGCTTGACGAAGTACCGGCACTAAAGAAACAGTCTAATGACGGTGCAGGTGTACAGAAAATCGGTGGTGATGGTGGTAACAACAACAACCCTGATGAAGATACTTTGAGAGGTATCTTTGGTATCAAAACAAAAAAATAAAAGAAATGAGGTAATTAAATTATGGCAGTATTAGAATACGCAACAATTTTCAGTAATGTTTTAAGAGAATTATATGGTCAAGAACTAACTTGTGATGACCTATATCATTCAAATTCAGACATTCAGATTGTCAATGGTAAAGACATTAAAATTCCAAAGCTATCTGTAAGTGGTTACAAGGACCATACAAGAGGTGGTAGCTTTAACTCAGGTACATATTCAAATGGCTATGAAACAAAGACACTGGATCATGACAGAGATATTGAGTTCACTGTTGACCCACTTGATGTTGATGAAACAAATCTTGTAGTTACTGTCAGTAACATTCAGAATAGATTTGAAAAGACACAGGCTATTCCTGAACTTGACAGTTACACTTATAGCAAGATTTACACAGAGGCTAAAAGAGTAAATGCAAAGATTAAGACAACTGCACTGACAAGTGCAAATGTACTTTCTGACTTTGACGATAACCTAGAGGCCTTTGCAGAGGCAGGTGTGCCACTTGATAGAGTTATTCTATATGCAACACCAAGTTATAAGAAGTTACTAAAGAATGCAGAGGGTATTCAGCGTACACTTGAAGTTAGTTCATCTTCAGGTATTGACCGTAGAGTTCGTTCTCTTGATGATATTAACAAGATTGTAGAAGTGCCTAGTGCAAGAATGAAGTCACTATTTGACTTTACAGACGGTTGTAAGGTAGATAGTACTGCAAAACAGATTGACTATATCCTTATTGACCCAGAGGCACAGGTTTCAAGAGTTAAGTATGCTTATATCAAAATGTTTACTCCCGGTACAGACAGTAGAACTGCTGACAATTATATGTATCAGAACAGAAAAGTAAACGGTACATTTGGTATTGATGAACTTCTAAAAAGTGGTGTTATCATTCACGCAGAGGCTTAATGTGAGGTGATTAGATGAAAGCTATTAAAGGTAATAAGTCCTATACAGTAAACACAGAAGCAGAGGCAAATGCTTATCTTGCACAGGGCTATGATGTGTATGAGGATAACGGTACACTAAAAAAATATGGTGTCGGTAAAACAGTACCACTTGAAAAGTTTAGTGCAGTAGAAAAGGAAAATGCCAAGCTAAAAGCTGAACTTAAAAAGCTAAAGTCAAGTTCTAAAAAGGAATAGGCTATGTATGTAGATTACATTAGAAGTATTACTAATGATAACACAGAGATAACTACTGCTAACCACATTGACATTCTAACATTTAAC